AACCAGTACTTGTTATTGATCCTAAATTTGTAATAGAAGGTGTACTAGAACCAGTACTTGTTATTGATCCTAAATTTGTAATAGAAGGTGTACTAGAACCAGTACTTGTTATTGATCCTAAATTTGTAATAGAAGGTGTACTAGAACTAGTACTAGTTGTTGATACTGATGTTGATATAGAAGCTATATTAGATCCAGAACGTGATACAGAAGATGTGCTAGAACCAGTACTTGTTGTTGATACTGATGTTGATATAGAAGCTATATTAGATCCAGAACCTGATACAGAAGATGTACTAGAACCAGAATTTGTTATTGAACTAGATGTAGTTATAGAAGCTATATTAGAACCAGAATTTGTAGATGAAATTGAACTTGTTAGAGAAGCTATATTAGAACCAGAATTTGTATTTGAACTAGAACTAGATAATGAAGCTATATTAGAACTAGATTTTGTTATTAAGCCTGAATTACTTCTAGTAGATAATCCAGATCGTGATTTTGTTGATAAAGCAGAATTTGTTAATGTTGGTGTTACTGTTGGTGTTTTTGTTGTTGATATTGATCTTGTACCTGTTGATGATATAGAACTTGTTTTTGAATTAGTTGATGATGCAGACATACTAGATGATAAACTTGGTGTTTTTGTTGTTGTTATTGTTGCAGTTGATGTTTGAGATACTGATGATGATATACTTGGTGTACTAGATAATGATAATGAATTTGCAGGGGAATTACTACTAGAATCTGTTGGAAAATTTGTAATTGTACCTTGGTTGGTAATTGATCCTGATCCAGAATAAGATGGAGATGGTGTTGCAGTAAAAGAACTTTCAGAAGTAAATGAATAACTAGCACTTTGAGATTTAATACTTAATGTTGGTGATATCGTAGGTGTATATGTATTTGTAATTGTTTGTACTATATATGTAAATGTTCCTGATGGTGTTGAAAATATTGTTCTTGAACCAGTTATTGTATGTGTTCTAGTTACAACAGATGTTTTACTAAGTGATGCTGTGATTGTAGGTGTTTTTGACATTGATGATGAACTAGATATAGTTTGAGTACCTATTGGTGTTAATGAATTTATAATAGATGTAGATATTGTTGGTGATGCACTTATTGTTTTACTTGATGTAACAGTGCTTGTTATTGTTGAAGTACGAATAGATGTTTTACTAGAACTTATTGAATTGGTATTTGATACTGATCCTGTAGATGTTTTTGATTTTAAACTACTTGCTGTATTTGATGGAGACATTGTATTTGTTGCTGTTGCAGAAGAACTAGATGTTAAATTAGATGTTGATGACATTGATGATGATATTGTAATTGTATTTGTATTACTTTTAGTTACTTTTATACTATCAGATATTTTACCTGTAACTGTATTTGTTTTGGATAATATTCCAGTACTGGTTGATGTTGGTGTAGTTGTTGTAGTTATCGTATACATTGCAGTTCTAGATAATGTAACAGTACCAATACTTGTTTTGGTCATTAATAATGATAATGTCATTGATACAGAAGCAGTTGATGTTTTTGATCCTAAACTTGATTTTGTATTTGTAATAGTTGTTTTTATAGTTGGTGTTTGAACTATACTAAAAGTTGATGTTTTAGTTGTAAATCCTGTCCTTGATACAGATGGACTAGGTGATGATGTTTTTGTACTTGTCATTGTTCTTGTTCCTGATCCAGAACTTGTACCTGTTTTAGAGGAAGTTACTGTTGCAGTTGATGTTAATGTATTTCTGATTGTTCTTGTTATTAATGATGATCTAGATATAGTAGGACTTGCTGAACTTGTTTTAGACCTTGCAGATGATGCAGTAAAAGAAGGACTAGCACTACTTGTTTTTGAAGAAGCGATAGTTTTAGATAATGTAGGTGATGATGATGGTGTTTTAGATACACTAGAACTAGAAGAACTTGTTTTTGTTGAGGTTATTGTTTTACTTGAAGTAGATGATCCAGTATATGTTTTACTAGATGTTAAACTATCTGTTTGTTTTGATGAAGCAGATGATGTTTTACTACTAGCCCCTGATTGGGTTACATAATTTGTTTTAAGAGATGTACGGGAAATAAATGATGTAGGGGTTATAATAGAACTTGGTATACTGGATCTTGTTGATGTGGTTGTTTTGGTAGATGTTTTAGAAGATGTTGTTGTTGCGGTAGGAATAGCATTATCCACTAATAAATTTCTGGATACGTGTGCATTATTAATATAACTAAATGATAATATCAAAAATATTAATTTTAGCATAGTCTATTATAGAAATATTTTTATTAGTTAAAGTATGCATTATTTTTATCAACATAACTAATAATATTTTGATTCATAAATGGAATTACTACCGTATTTTTAATTGTTTCATTATTACTTTTATTATAATAATCAACTGCTTTATTATTATGATTATCTAAAATATCCAAATTGATATTATTATTAATTAACCTCATCATAATATCAGCATGACCATTGTATATAGCTATCATTAATACACTTTGACCTTTATTATTTCTAATATTTAGATTAACATCATACATTAATAATACATCTACTATTTGAATATTTCCATTTATACAAGCTACCATTAATGGGGTGTAACCATATTCATTTTGACAATTAGGATTTACGTGATTATTAAGAATATAAATCACATCTTGATAATTATTATTATATAATGCATTAAAAATTAAATAATTATCCATTTATTTAATCTTTAATTTTTTATTATTATCCTCTTGTATTTTCAACTTTGTTTCTAATATAATATAGAGTATAATCCACCATATAAAAAAATTAATATCCCATGCATTAAAATCCCAATAAAACAAGTATTGAAATGGTGCTAGCATTAATGCAAATAAATTACTAATTACAATTTCTTTATTGTTATCTGCATTAATTCTCCACCAAATGTTAGTCATCTGAGGATTTATTTCTACATATGCACCAAATAGAACAAATGCAATAAAAAAAGAATAAATAATATTTTTAATCATATTATATTATTATAAAAAAATTATTATTCATCAAAGGTAATCATCTTTTCTTCAAAATTGCAAGCTAGTGCTAAATTATCAAGAGTTAATTCAGGTAGATTTCTAGATCTCCATTGATGAATTCCTTGATTAAATTTTCTCCAAGTTAAACCAGTAGATATAGTAATATGAATGCTCGTTATTCCTTGTTCTTTTGCACATGAAATATTTTCATGATTATCATCATAAAATATCATTCTTTTCAAATTAATTCCAGAACTTTTATATATGTTTGCAAAATGTGTATCTTTTCCCTTTGTATTTACATCACTACTATATGCATGGATATATGAGATAGCATCCATTATTGTTTTAATTTTTTTATTTCTACAATTAATTTTAATTTTACTCAATAACTCTTCAATGGTAGAAATACTAGGATTTCTAGATGCAATAATAATTGGAACTTTTGCATCTACAATATGTGCAATAATTCCAGGTACATCTGGATATGGATTTGACAAACGACCATCACGATCTAGTACATTCCCGTTTTTATCATAGGTAAATGGTGCTATAATATCTTTATCACAATCAAATGGCCAAATAGTGTAATCCAAGTCAAAGACGACAGCAGATGGATTCATTTTTGAATAGTATTGATATTATTTATTTTGTGTGATTTAATTTCAACTTTTTTAGAAATTGTCGATGTCAAAGACATCTGACAATTTTGTACAGTCGTAGACTGATATTATTCTATACGTAGTATTGAATAATTATTGTTGTAAACTTAGAAATTGTCGATGTCAAAGACTGATGTTTTTATTAAGAATAATCATATCAAAAAAGTATGATTGTTCCAACGAACTACCCTCGGTGGGGATCGAACCCACGACCTTCCGCTTAGAAGGCGGACGCTCTAATCCACTGAGCTACGAGGGCGATTAAAGATTAACTTTAATCGCTCACGATTTATCTATAAACCCGATCATATCAAAAATAGTATGATCGCCTTTATAGTAAGACAAACTTGCACCCAGCGGGGTTTGAACCCGCGACCTTCTGCTCATAAGACAAATGCTCTACCAACTGAGCTATGGGTGCTATCAATACTTACTATTACTATTTCTTTATATAACTTCTGTTTTTGTTTCAGTTTGTGTTTGTGTTTCAGTTTCTGTTTGTGTTTGTGTTTGTGTTTGTGTTTGTGTTTCTTCTACTGGTTGAGATTCTGTCATAGTTTCATCATCTACCGTTTTATTCACAATTGGAATTAATGGAGGCATATCATCATCTGTTTCTTCTTCTTCTTTACTAGATTTAATTTTTTCTTGAAGCTGTTTAACAATATTTGATACAGCATCTTCTTCATTTGTTTCTTCTTCCTCTTCTTCCTCCTCTTCCTCCTCTTCCTCTTCTTGTTTTTCTTCCTCTTCTTGTTTTTCTTCCTCTTCTTCTACTTCTTGTTTTGTTTTAACACAATATCTAGTACATCCTTTTACACCATTTATAAATGTTTGAACAACTTGATAAAATCCAATACCAGCCAATAAATAAAGTATCATCCTATAAGTATTTACTTTATAAATTAAGTTAACTTTATATAGGTTTTATATATCTTAAATTATCATTTGTAATCAATGTTCCTGCTTCATTAGGAAATTTAAATTCTGATGTTAATGTATTATTTTTATTACCAGGTATATATCTATATATTCTAACACCACCTTTTTCTCCTCTTCGCTCTAATCTTAACCGATAGGATCTAATAAAATCTACAGTAGTTCCCAAACATTCTATTTGAAATTCTTTATACTTGGTATCATCTAAAACTGTTAATTTTTTCTTATCTAAGAATGTATTTCTTTTATCTAATAAATTTCCAATTCTATGTTCATATTCAGAAGTATTTATTTTAAATATTTTATTATAAATAAAATGAATCATTGTGTACAATATTGTTAATGTAAAATTTGCTACATTAATTTTTGTTTTACCTATTTCTATTTCTCTATATGGCAAACACTTATTTATATTTGTATAAATAGTTATAATTGGTTTATTATTATATTTAATTATAATTCTATGTTCCCAAAATTGGAAAAATGTATTATATTCTTCTATTTTCATATTTTCTTTAAAATTAACATCTTGTTTTGCAATTACATCTACTAACATATTATATACTTTTTGTGCGTTTTCTCTTGTTCTAGGTAATATAATACTTAATTCACTTATTTCATCCAATGCTAAATCCATATAATCATTATATGCAATATCATCAACAAATATTACATCTTTTAATTCATTTATTTTTGAATCATTGATTGAATAATTAATTTAACAGTGTCAGATGGTTTACTTACTGAAACAACACCCTTTTCAGGTTTATAATTTGCTACTTTTAATAATAAATTACCACGTTTAAATGATTTGTCTAATCTAAAATAACTAGTTAATGGATCTGTATATACTCGTAATGTATCTGTAAGAATAAAAATAGGATGAATTAATCTAAAACCATTAACATTAATAGTAGGCATATTATTATAAATTAACTTGGGTACATATGTAATATCACAATACTTTTCAAAATTAGCAAAAATTGTAAATGTTCCTGGATGTTGTGCTTCTGATGCTTGGACATACATATATCTTTTTTCATGTAACATATCACAAATTTTAAATATATCTCCTACTGGGTCTGGTGAATATATTTCAATGTCGTTAATGGTATATTCTTCATAAATTACATCTTTGGGTGATTTTTCTTTTAACATTTCATTGAGAGCAATTCCACCGTATACAATTCGATTGTTCTTTTTAATGTAATCACACAAATGTTTAAAAATAATTAAATATTCTTTATACGTAACATCTAAAATATCTTTAGATTTACGATTAGCCATTTTCATAATTTCAGTTATTTTATCCGAAACAGCTTCTATATCTTCTTCTCGATATAGAGAAGTTTTCATTAAAGTTACTTTAGAAAATTTTATTTTATTATAATATGAACTATTACAATAAACTTGTAAAATATCAATTAAAAAATTCTCTTTTTAAAGGTGGTAATAAAATTGATACAATAAAAGATATGTTTAATATATTTTTTGGTAATTCATGGATATTAACTGGATCTGAAGCAATTCAAATGTATCTAAATCATTTTAACATAACCGGATTTGATTTTAAAACATCAGACGTTGATATTTTTTATGTAAGTAAAGATCAAATAACTTCAAGAACTATTGGGGAATTTACTCGTAAACAAGATCAACCTGAAACATCTATGACATTTGAAAATAAAAATGATAATACATCATTTGATGTAACAATTATGAAAAATTCAAAAAATTATTATGAAATTAATGATATTAAATTAGATACTCCTGATAATATGTTAGAAAATTATGAAGAGAATTTAGAATTTAGACAAAATCCATATGATTTAATTAAAATTAATGCACTTAAAAAAATATTAGAAGTTATTAATTCAAATGATAAAAAGAGATTAGAAATAGTAGCAGATAGTGAAGATAATAAAAGAAAAAGATATGATGATGACGATGAAGGAGTTAGATTAAGATTTACTGATATTCCTCTTGAACATGAACCAGAACGTAATTTAAGACAAAAATTAAGTTTGGATGATTTATAAAATTTGAAAATTTAATTCTTATCAGATAAACAATTAAATATATATAGAATAAAATGACTCAAGAATCATTAGATAAACAATACAAAGATATATTAGGAAAACATTTTCCAACTACTAAAATTCCATCTGCAATAGATATTATAACAGAATATTGCAAAGATTTTTGTGACATTAATTATATCCCTTATGATAATTTAAAGAGTTTGGTTATTTCACAAATTAATGATTTGGATTATGATATAAATTTAAATAAAAAAGCAATTGAATTAGATAATTTAAAAACATATTTGTACCAAACACCTCAACAAAAATGCCCTGATATATGGGATTCAGTTGTTAAAAAGAATGAATTTATTGAAGATAAAAAGAATAATATTTATACAACTGATATTTATGAATGTTATCAATGTCATAATAGACGTTGTACCATTGAAATTATTCAAACACGTAGTGCAGATGAACCTGCGACTACTTTTGTAAATTGTGTTGTTTGTGGACACCATTGGAGAACGTAAAAATATTTTGTTTTATATATATATGGATAAAAAAGATATATATTTTATTTATAGTGTTATAATTTTAATAATACTAATATTTTTCTACATAATTGTACCATATTTTTATACCCAACCAACAGTTCATGTTTTATTTACTAGATATAAAGAACCTGATATGTCTCTAATATTAGAGCCATTTATAAATAGAAGAAATATTCATGTTTACATTTATAATAAAGGTTCTGATGTTCCAACTGGTATTCCTGAAGATGCAAATAATATTACAATTATTAATATACCTAATTTAGGATGGGATTCTTATGGATATGTATATCATGTAATAAAGAATTATAATAAATTGCCTGATTATATTACAAATTTACATGCATCTGCACAATATTTACCTGGTAAAAAGAATATATATTTAGAAATTGTAGATCATATAAATGATATTGTTGATCCTAAAAATGAAAATAAAAAACCTATTTACTACGGTGGTGTAGTATTAGATGAATCTCTTGATTTTAGATTAGAAGATTGGAGTGCTACTTTAGATGTTAATAAACAAACAGATTCTAAATATACAAAATCTTCTATATATCCTTTAAAAAATTGGTTAGAATCAAAACTTATTAAAATTCCTAATAATGTAATGTTTAATGAAAATAAAATTAAAACCAATTATTTAGGTCAATTTTTAGTTCATAAATCAAAAATTTTAAGATACAAAAAATCTTTTTATAAAAATATATTAAATGAAATTTCAGTATGGCAAAGTGAAGTTAACCATTATTTAGAAAGAAGTTGGTATGTTTTCTATGGTGAAGATTAAGAAAAAGGAATAACATACCCTAAACTAGAAATAATTGGTGATATTATATTATGTTCATAATATTTTCTAAAATCATAATAGTTAATATTAGGTTTATTCAATAGTACAAATGGATTTGTATAATATGATTGCAACGTATTTACTTTAAAATTATCATTCCATTTAAAACATGATTTCCATTTATCCGAATTTTTAATATATTCTACCAGTTTAATCATTTCTCTCTTATTTAAAAATAAAGAATACCCTCTGAAAATATATTTCAATATAATTTCAAAAGGACTTCTAACTCCCGCAAAATACTTATAATCAATACACTTATTTGTAAGTAGTGCAGTAATTGTTGATGGTAATAGATATACTTGATTTCCATCATAATAACTCCTGACACAGGGTAAGTGAAATCTAGAAACAGTAGCCATAAAATTATATTTAATTTTAAATACTTCAAACTTCCTAGTCAAGTATATTGAACTAATATTATATTTAATATTTTCACCAAATGTAGGTTCCCGAAGTTCAGGATTGTCATACAAATAATATTTAAAATTATCAAAACTGACAATTTCATTAATTTTATAATATTTACTATTGGTTTGCTTTACCTCTGCCATTTTCATTTTAACATATAACAAATATATACTATAAGAAAGTTCATCTTTATTCTGATCTTTAAAATTATTTTCAACATATTTTTTATTTAATTGCATTGCTACATTTTTAGTTATATTTACGTCAATTGGATTCAAACAAGTAGGAAATTTTTCCATTATATTTTGTTTAAATATCTCAATCATATATGTAACTTTATCAATAAAACCTACATAATCTGGTGCATCACACATCACATCAATATCTGAATCTTTATAATATGTATTAAAAAATTCTTCTGTTGTGTAATTTCCATCTCTTTGTAAAGGATCAATACTTCTACATGCAGCAGCCATAACTGATCCTGTAATTGCTATATTTTTCCAATTAAAATTCTTAAATAGATTAATCTTATGATTATTCGAAAATATTCTTAATTTTTCCTTAAATTGATCTATAGATGATATCTCAATCTTACTATTACTAGGACTTTGATATCCACCTAACATATTAATATAACTTTTTTCAACTAACAATGGAATATATACATTTTTATTATATACATCGATCGGTAAATTCTTTGCTTGTTCTAATGTAAATACACATCGATCACCTTCAGTTACTCTAGTTTTTAAAATACTTTCTTCCAAATACATCATCAACCATGAATATCCAAATGCTTTTGCAAAAATATTAAAATTATTATTAATATGATTACACAACCATTCATTTTTTAAAATTTTATGAGTATATTTCTTTGATCGTAAACAATGTGTAATCAATGAATTTACAAATGGATATTGATGTATTTTAGCTATCATTAAATCTATTGGTAAATTAGAATACTCATCTATATAATACAAATTATATTTATGTTGTTTAATACCTGAACTTGCATCAACATATCTTTGTTTATCATGGTGAATAGTAGATAAATAATCATTACATTTATCGTTCATTAATTGTTGTTGAGATATATTAATTTCTTTTGCATCACTAAAATTAATATCTCTTAATAACCATGCATCTGTAATATTAATTCTACATTTACTTATTTCACTCCAATATTTAACATCATAACTAGTCTCAATATTATTTAATAGATTCTTCATAATATTTGGATCTAGAACATTGTTAGACATTATATAATAATGCATATCTTTAACACCATCTTTAATAAATGGTTCAACTAATTCTAAAAACCATTCCCATGGATGATTTGGAATTAATATACATGCATTTTGTAGATTATATACAATTGGTTCTAAAGTCTTAAACTTAAATTCTATCAAAGAATCTTCATCAATATCAAACATTACAAATTTATTATAATATTCTGGAATTAATCTTACTACCCACATTGGAAGTTCATTGATTATATAATTATGATTAATATTTTCAAAATATGATTTTTTATCTTCTATAATTTCATCAAATATCTCAGGTACTGCAGTTCTCTGATTATCTAAGGTAATAATCAAACATTTATTATAGTTTTTAATGATCTTGATATCAATTAGGGTCTTTGGAAATAAAGGATTTCGCATTGTTATATAATTGTATTGTTATTTGCTATAAAATAAGAATTTATCAATTTTTTATTTAATTATTCTAAACTACATACTCAATAATAGAGTCAATTTCGGTAATATAATATTTCTTTTTCAACATATCCACTCTTTGATAAAAAATATTTCTTACATACGAATCACCCATAAACTCTAAAATTCTACGCTCTAATTCCATAATATTCATTTTAGCAGGTTTAACCTCTTTAATAATTCTTGAATCCATTGTCATAATAATATCCGTAAATTTATTAATTACAATATCATCTTCTTCCTTTTTAATTTTCATTGTAACTGAACAACAATCTACTTCACCAAATGGTTCAACATATTTATATTTATTCTCACTCGTGATAACAATATTATTAAAATATAAAATATCAATAATATTTTGTACTTCATCTTTACCTATATTTACTTTTTTAGACAATTCATCAATAGTCAATGGAGAATCTTGTAAATACAACAAACAACTTCCAGTAATTAATGAACATTTAATAGATCCCATTTTTGTTTTGAATTTAATTATTGATTGATTCATTGAATATTCTATTTTTTGTAATGGTGCTTTTATGCTAATATATCTATTTAAATTATTAATATATTCCATAACTAAAGGATGATGATTTACATTTTCAATATTAGAAACTAATTCATTTTCAAGTGTAACATTAATAGTATTTAATTTTTTAATTTTTTGTATATCGTTATTGATGATTTCCGAATATTTAATATTATTAATATATTGTTTATACTCTGAAATATCATACTTATTTATAATAGTTTTATATTCACTATTTATATTCCACAATGTATATTCATCAGATAATATACTAGTATGATCAACTAATTTAAGTCTTTGTTGAAAATATTTGATATAATATTTCATATATTTATTTCCTTGACTCATATTCATATAATATATAATTGCATGAATCATTTGGGCTTGAGGAATATTTTTATTCATTATACATGTATGTACTGATTTTGCAATATAATCTAATTGTTCATTTGAAAATACCATAATATCAATTGACCATAAATATAATTTATTAAATTTAACACAACCATCTATAATTATTTTTCCTAATTTATATATTTCATATGCAAACTCCATATTAGTCAATTCAAATTTAGCAATATTTTCCATAATAGAAGTTAATTTAATATTAAACACTGGAAATATAATATCATATTGAGAATGATCTTTAGATTCTGATATATATTTTATAAAATATGGTAATAGATTATAATTCATAACAATATCACATGAATTATTTATAACATATTCTTTAACAATTGAATCTGATATTGTTTTATTTATTATTTTACATGATTCAATACATTTAATAATATATTCATCATTTACTCCAATACATAATCCAGATAAAATATTCTTTAAAATATTAGATGTGGTAGGATTATTACTCATAACTTCAAAAAGACTCTCTGTTGTTGGTATAATATTAATAATCATATACAAATGTTGATCTACATCCAAGTTAACAAATCCATTTGTTAATTGTTCACGCAAATAATTATAATTATCCTTAGATACATTTTTAATTAATGTATTTAATGAACTAAATTTATTAGTATAATTATCTGATGTAATTGCATTTGAAAAATGATTCTTAATTATATTGGCTAAATTACTTGAATAGATAAACTCTTCCTCTATGACTTTTTGCAAGATTGGATTCACAATTTCATTATTCAAATAATCTTTAATATTACTATCCAATTTTTGTTCAGTAAAGATACTCATTTTGTATTATTAATAGGATTATTAGTATATAGTTTAATAAATTCAATTATTTTTCTTTTTCTATTATAATAATGAATACTAAACTTGTATTCATTTTATGTGTCCTTATTATATTTGTAGTATATAGTTCAAGTAATACTAATTTACATTTTGATCAAGATCTTCCTGATTGGAATGCTAAATCAAGTACACACATATTATTTACAAGATACAAAGAAGCCGATATGAGTATAATATTAAAACCATTTATAAATAAAAAAGATACTACCGTTTTTATATACAATAAAGGTAATGATACACCAACTGGTATTCCAGATGATGCAACAAATGTTAACATAATTATTATTCCAAATTTAGGATGGGATTCATATGGATATGTACATCATGTTATTAATAATTATGATAATTTACCAGATTATATATACAATATTCATGCATCAGCACAATATTTATTTAGTAAATATGAATTATTAATTGATATTCTAAATGAATCACAAAATAATAGATATTATTATGGTGGAAGATTAATTGAATGTGATTTAGGTTTTTATCTTAATAATTGGAGTGCTACATATAATTTAAATAGATTATATAATCCTGACCACGTTTATACCATTTCATCAATAAGACCTATTAAAAAATGGTTATTAACTAAAATAAATAAAATTCCAGATTTTGCAATTAGTAAACCTAATCATATTTATCATAATTATGGTGGTATGTTTTTTGTTCATAAATCAAAAATATTAAAATATGATAAATCATTTTATCTTAAAATATTTAATGAAATTTCAGTATGGCAAAGTGAAGTCAATCATTACTTAGAAAGAAGTTGGTTTATATTTTATAATGATTAAATTAATTTAACTTTTTTCATACCTATATAGATACTAACAAATAATAATCCTCTGAATAATATTCCTAAATAATTAGGGTAATATCCATTATCAGATGTATATGGAATCTTAACCATTAAATTATTTACTTGAGGTGTTAATAAAATTGTATATAATAATAATAATACTAATGTATCTCGGTTACCATAAATTAATGCATTGTAATCAATACTACCTGTAAATGTTTCCTTTTCTGATACTTGTTGGGGTTGAGGTTGTGCTTGTGCTTGTTGTAACATATATTGACTTACTAATTGTTGATAGTATTGTTGTTGTTGTTGAGGTGATAATTGTTGCATTTGTTGCATTTGTTGAGGTGTTAATGGTATTTGAGGCATGGGTCTTTGTGGCATTTGTTGTTGCATCATTTGTTGTTGATGCATTTGTTGATGTTGTTGTTGAGGCATTTGTTGTGGCATTTGTTGTGGTATTTGTTGTGGCATTTGTTGTGGTATTTGTTGTGGCATTTGTTGTGGCATTTGTTGAGGCATTTGTTGAGGCATTTGTTGAGGCGGTCTCATTTGCATAGGTTGTTGTTGAATAGGTTTAGGTTGAACTTGAACCTGAGGTTTAGATTCAGATTCAGGTTCTGGAGTATTATTAAACATTTCATTTACATTTTCTAAATTACTACTGTCTTTACTTAACAATCTATTTATATCATTGATTATGTCTTCTTTAATTTCTTTGCTCATATATTATATATTATTTAATTTTCTATATATTTTAACGCATATAAAAAATTAATTGTTATTCTCTCGCATAACTTTCCAATAAAAGTCATCAAATACAATATATACATTTTCACCTGAATTATTTTTTGACGCAAAATTATATGCATTTGTAATATCTTTTAATTCCCCCTCGTCTGGAAATGTAGATACTAAATCAATAAATTGTTTAACCAGTTTAAGATCTAATGATAAACATTTACATTGAGGATATATACAACTTGTTACATAAACTTCTTTCACCTTTTTGTTTAAAAATAATCCAATATCTTTTAAAAATGTTGATGGTGTTGGATTTACACCTTCGACATACCATATTCTAAATGGAATACCAAATAAATTTATATCATAAAACTTTAATTCACTTAGATTATCTTTTGATGATAAAATATACTTATTATCATATTCTATTTGTTCTATCGATGAACTAATCTTAAATCCAATGTGATAAAATAAATCTTTAATTATAATTCTCATATCTTTATCTACATTCATACTATCTTCCTTGTATATTAATTTATTTTTATCTGATATAGATATTCCAATTTTTACTAAAACACACAAACCCTTAATAGGCTTTCGTTTATAATTTATTACCGAAGCAAGATAATTTACTTCAGTAACTTCATCTTCACAACTATATACCATTTGATATGTATGATCTCTTGTAAATAAAACATCAACTGTATTCAAATCTAATTTCTCTTTCGTATTATCTGGATTAAAAATATCATTTAATGTTGTTTGTAAATTATCAGTATTTGTAATTGAACAATATTCTTTTATTTTATCTTGTTCTTCCCATAAAGACTTTTTAAAATCTTCAAATTTATTTAATTTAATTTGTATGACTTGAAACATTATTGAATATACTATATTTATTTTATAGTTTAAGTTAAATTATTAATCCAATTATTCATAAATTCAATACCATCATGAGTTCTTTCTGGATGAAATTGTACTAAAATAGAATTTTTATATAATAAAATCATACATTCCCCATCATAACTTTTTATATGTATTAATGGATCAATATTTATATTTGATGATAAATATCCATAATGATTTCGCCATAATATTAATTTTTTATTATTTACTTGCAATTCAAATAACTCTTTTTTATTTTCTTTTCTAAAACTAATTGGCAAATTCAATTGATATGCAATTGATTCTAATGAATAACAAATCATCATAAATTTTTTGTCATTCAATTTATATATATCTAATGGAATTTGAGGAGCACTTTTCTCTATAACTGAGCACGATGATCCAGTAAATATCCAATGCTGTATTTTTGATTTTTTTATTATATAAAATATTTTTAATTTATCCCCGTGATATAAATCTAACACATATGGCGTATATCCTAATATTTTAATACTATTTACAACATATTTTATATATTTTATATTCGGACACATACTGACAATACCAATTTCCATTAATTTAGTTATATATTTAATATGTAAATTATTATTTTTACTTAAACTAAAAAAAATAATAAATATAAAAATGTCATTATATGATTGTTTAGGAGTTAGTAAAAATGCTACTGGTGATGAAATTCACAAAGCTTATAAAAAACTCAGTTTAAAACATCACCCGGAAAAAGGCGGTGATCCTGAAAAATTTAAAGAAATTAATCACGCTCACGAAGTATTAAATGATGCTGATAGAAGAAGAATATATGATATGACTGGATCAGATAAGGAAAATAATGCTCCTAATGTTGATATTAATGAGATGTTTGGTGGTATGGGAATGGGTGGCATGCCTTTTAATATGCCTTTTAACATGGGTGGTATGTTTGGACAACAACAACAACATCAACAAAGAAGAAAAGCACCAGTCGGTCCAGATACAACAATTGATATTAATGTAAGTTTAAAAGATTTCTATAAAGGATGTGAAATTGCGATTAATTTTAAACAACAACGTGCATGTACTACATGTAATGCAGTTGGATCTCTACGATCAGAACCATGCAGAGGTTGTAATGGTCAAGGAATGAAAATTTCTATTCAACAAATTGGTCCAGGGATGATTCAACAATCTATGGGCCCATGTGGAGATTGTGGTGGTGTTGGTAAAAAAACATTACAAACATGTCATGGATGTAATGGTGCAAAATATAAAACTAATGATAAAGTTCTTAAAACATTAGTTACACCTGGTTTTACAAATGGTCATAAAATTAAATTTGTAGAAGAAGGATCAGATTCCCCTGATTATGAAAAACCGGGTAATGTAATATTAAATCTAAAACAAATCCCTAATCCTGTTTTTGAATGGAAAGGAAATGATTTACATATGAATCATAATGTATCAATGGCTGATGCATTATTAGGATTTAATTTTATTGTAAAAGATCATCCAAGTGGTAAGGATATTAATGTAAAATGGAATGGTGGTACTTTACAAAATAACAAAGTGTTAATTGGTAAAGGATTAGGTATGACTAATGGTGATTTACATATTCATATTAAAATAATTAATAAATCAAGTGAATGGTCACCTGAACAAAGATCTGCATTAAAAACAATATTTCCTGATTGGAAAGAACCTGAAGATAATAATGGGACACAACTTAGATTTTCTTAGTTAATTTTTATTTTCATCTGTTCCATAATTCTAATAAAAATTAGTTAATTTTTATTTTCATCTGTTCCATAATTCTAATAAAAATTAATTTATAAAATTAATTTATTTTTATTTTCATCTCCTTTAATTTCTCAAAAACATCATCAATCGCCATACTCTTAATAATTTTAATCTTTTTATCACTTTGAAATTTACTATTACTATTATCCATACTCAAAAAACTAGTTGACGGTACTACATAAATATAACATGAAGTATGTAACTTTTTAAAAGAACCCTTTGTCTTTTCTTTTATAAATGCTACACCATCAGTATAACCTCTATCAATTCCGGTTATTAAACTACTAAGAGCAATCCAATCCTCTAAAAATCCATATATTTTCTTCTTAGAAACAATGTCTTTCAAATGTTCTTCTTTGAGTACCACATATAAAACATCTGGTTTTTTCATATTAATACCATGCTCAAAATGATATATTATTTTATCTAATGGTATAACATTATAATGTAATTTTTGATATCCTTTTTGTAATAATTCTCTACTATTAATTAAATATTCCAAATTAATATAATCTAGTGGAAATTCACCTTCAACAATGTCATCATGATATTTCTTAAGATTATATTTAATAATTTCTTGGGCATTTTGTTTAAAATTTACTTTTAAAAAGAATTTGTGCATTGGATTAGCTTGAGAAATAACAACTTTAGTTTTCATATGTTTAATATTTACTGTATTACCAATAAATATTAATCCATAGGAGTTTTCATTTTCTTTAATATTTTTTTTAATATATTCATCTAATTTATCCTTCCACGTTTCATTTATTTCATTTTCTAGTTTCTTTTTTCTAGCTAATTTTACTGTATCTAATTCTTTTAATTTAGATTGAATTTCTTTATTCTTATAGATCTTTTCTGTCTCTTCATCTAAATCACATGTTGTAAACATTTGTAATTTTTTTAATTTTTCAATCAAATCATGTTTATATAATTCTGTAATTCCAGCTATGTGAAAAATCTTTAATTCACCCTTTTCCATAAATTATGATTTTGAAAAAAATATATCTTCTTAATTTAATGAAAGAACTTAGCACTGATTTATTTTATCCTATTATAGGAATTACAATTTCACTAGTAACATTATATTATATTAAGACTGGTGGTAAACAAGAAAAATGGTCATCTTTAGTTGAGTCTCAAAATATATTATATCCTAATCCTCCAACTCATGAACAACCTCATAATACTACATGTCAATGTCCTCAATGTCCTGGTTTAGTTGGTTCCGGAATTCCTGTACGAGATGTTCCAGTATATCCGGAATCTGGGATAGCTATAGTTGGTGAAGCACAAGTAAATGCAATTATTCCAAGTAATCAAAGTTATAATCGTGATTACCGTGTCTTAGCTGATCCATTATATCCTCCAGAACAAAGATCTGATTCTGATTATTATTATCCTAGAGAAATAGTTAGAGGTGTAATTTCTGAAAATAATAATGGTGGACAACAAGTTTATGTAGGTGATAATCCTAAATTATATGGTAATGGTTATTTTAGATATCCTACTAGAGGTTATCCACCTCCTTATCAAATGAAGGGATATTTGGTTGATGATAATAATTCAAGTAATATTTTATCTATCTTTGGTCGTCCAAAATATTTAGGTTCTACACAATTTCAATATTATGTCAGTAAAAGAGATTTGAATAATAATGAAATTAAAATAGATATTCCTAACAATCGTGAAATATATAATGGTGAAACAGTTAAAATAAAGAAAGATATTTTTCCAGGTCAGTATAAATTCGTTGAATATAAGACTGAAGAATTAATTCAACCACCTTTGTACTAATACCGTGAAGTGCCAAATTTTAAACTCTTAAGAGTTTATGATCTCTTCGAGATCACCAGATATTAAGTACTAAACTCGTAGAGTTTATAGAAATTGAAAATTTCTAGAGTACTTAACATCGGTATTTGCCGGTACAATAATATCAGTCTTCGACGATATTATCTAAAAAACTTTGTTTAATACAATAATGTCAGTCTTCGACGATATTATCTAAAAAACTTTGTTTAATACAATAATATCAGTCTTCGACGATATTATCTAAAAAAATTGATATTCTCACTAATTAAGATTATATACTACCAAATAAATAAAAACATGTATTCAAAATATATATTTTATTCATCCTTAATAAACTATGTAACATCAGGGGTACCAAAATCAATATATCAAAGTATAAATGATGAAACCCCTAATATTTATACAATTCAATCAAATCAATTTCCTCTAAATAACATTAATGAATACACTGATTCAGAGCTTGAATTATTACAAATAAAAACAGAACAACAAATGGATATATTCTCTCTATTTACAAAAAATTATTTTTCTAGATGTGATAAGATTAATGATCCTAATTGCGAATATAATTTAAAAGAACAAGAAACAGCATGTAAACAATATATGAATGATAATCAAAATAATAATACATATAAAATGTATTATTATGGAGTATCCAATAATTATAATCATAATCGTAATAAATTAAATTATATTATATTATATGATCATGTAAAAGAAATTAAATATAATCTTAAATACAAAACAAAAGGAATTTATGTTATTGAAAATATAAATAATACACATATTGAATCATATCTGTATAAATTAAATATAAGTATATTAGAACCAGACGATTTCTATCGACGAATGATGTTGTATATAATTCCTGGTTATAATAATAAAACTACTTTCTGTCCATATTGGACTATACGAAATTCTTAATCAAATATATTTCTATAATGTCACCTTTCTTAATTAAAATATAAAACAAATGTTTCATCAAATGTAATAATGCATTTAACAATACTTGAAAAAATCGTTCATCAACTTTAATGGTGCTTTGAATAAATGCTGTATATATTCTAGAAAAAATAGGTGAATTTTCACTTGGTTCACGATCCAAAAAATATTTTAATATCTTAATTAAATTTACTTTAGATGCTTTTCCTAATGTAGCATCACTCCATGCCCATTTAATATAAATATTAGAAATATCATCATTTTTTTCTACTATTGGAACTATTTTACCAATATATGATCCTTTTAATACCAAGGATTTATCTACATTTGATTTTATAATATAATATGGATTTAAATCAGATACAGGTGGTTCAATTGTATGATCTTGTTCTACAACTTTGTCAATAATATGTTTATACTTGTCTAATAAATATTCACTATTAATAATTGCATCTGCAATAAAATCATCTGAAAAAATATTATTATCCATTATAATAATAATATATTTATTTTTTAAATTTTGGTTTTTTATCTAAAATATTAAATGTCATTGCTTCTGTTCTTTTAAATATTACATTAGTTTTAGTTTGGTTTGTCATGATTTGATTTAAACTTAAAACATTTTCTGCTGAAAATTCACGTTGAACAGTTTCTTTTTTTCCACCTTCATAAATTGGAGGAAAGCCACCGTTATGATTCATATTATATATTATATATTATAAATTGTAAAATTTAATAATCGGATCACTTATAAATTGTAAATACCGTGAAGTGCCAAATAAGCACAAACGTTACTAGACAAATTTACCAGATGTTAAGTACTTAACATCGGTATTTGCCGGTACTATAAAATTTAATAATCGGATCGCTTATAAATTGTAAATACTATAAAATTTAATAATCGTATCATTATAAATATCATACTTAATAGTAATAGTATCTGAGCTATTTGAAATTTTATACTCTAATATTTTTTCATCATATTGATTCATAACCTGTATTGTTGTTTTTAATATATCAGATAAAATAAATAATTCATACTTATATGTTGAATCTAATGGTTCTTGTGACATTAATTTTTCCTTTAATTGTGGAATTGTTTTAATACTAAATTTTGAGTAAATCTTTTGTAGATTATTTTCTTCAGACAACCATTGAATAATTTTACCTTTAAATAAATTAATAATATCATTTTGTAATGAACTTTCATATCCAAGATTTCTATATTCTATTTCTAACAATGGGTTCTTCATCCAATAAAATCCATTAATTACACTTCTATAAAATCCATTATCCGTTTTAACTAATTGTTCTATTTTCTTACCAAATAATTTTGGTGGATATAATTCTGTTTCAGCATTTACTTTAATTAATCTTTTCTTTCCAACATTTGGTATATTATTTTCACCATATATTTCTTTCAAAATATTATCAATTGTTAAATTGCTTGATTTAATAATTTTTTCATTTTGTTTACTAGAAAAGAAATCATAATTATAAATATCATCTACATAATAAGGAGCCTTTCTCAATAGTTTATGTCTATCTACTACATTATACACTATTTCATTACTTAATCTCTTAATAAAATTTACTGCCATTTCACTAGTTAATTGTATTTGACATGTTTTTCCACCTGATACTTTCCCACAATGTACATGGGAGCATTTTTGATCTAATTTACATAATTGTCTGAAATTAGTAATCTTATAATTATCTAATTTTGGTATCTTAGGAATAATAGTAACTAAATCTCTAATTATTCTAGTCATAAATTTCATGGTATTTAAAATATTACCTTTACCACATAATTCTTCTAATTCTTTGTGTAATTTTTGATTATTCACTAAATAATCACTCAATTCTAATTTAAATCTAGAATAACTTTCTTCCATGTACTCTACTTTATTTACTTTTAATATACGTTCATCTACAATTATGTTTTCAGGACCTTTCATAATTTCTCTATCTATAATGTCATCTTCCTTTCTATTTACAATCATAATATTCTTAATTTTATACTCTTTCGCAAATTTCTTAATTTCATTTTCATCCATACGTATAGTTGTAACGGGTAATATAATATTTTCTTCAATATATAATCCAGATATCATATATTTATCACGAATCTTTTGACTCCATGTAACTCCTTTTATTTCTATTTCCAAACTTTCTAAGAAATTTACACTACTATTAATTGTATTTACAAAATCAACATAATTTTTATAAATTTGAACCTTATCTACACAACCTGATGACTGTACTGGAAATAGAAAATTAGTTTTACTACCATTTTTAGATATAATTAAAAATCGACATTTATACCGTGAATCTATTACTTGACCTTCAATAGAAAAATTAGTAAACTCTGTATCTAATTTATTTTTTACTTCACGTGCAGTCAAGAATATGGATGTACTAATCTTAGTATTTTGTAAACAATTTAATGCATAATATTTATTTACTCGATTTACTATATTAGTTTCAGTATCTTCGTATTCATGAGTTTTATATATATTCATATACTTTTCTTTCTTTTGAATATCTTTTTGTAAATTAAATACTGGAAAATATATTGTATCATCTTTTACCAATATAACATTCTTTTTTGTCTTGTAATCATTATAATTCTCTATATTATTACATAATAATACATAATCATCATATTTTATCCACACACTTTCTTCATTGATTCTCTTAGAAACTCTTTTTTCAAAAATATATGTATTAATATTAAATTTTAAAGATACTAAATCATCCAAAAATTCATGAGAAACTCCAATTCCATTATAAATATAATTTTTAAATGTTTCAATGTTACCAAATCTCAATCTGATTTCTCCGTTGTTTAAACACGTAAAGAGTATATCACTCATACTTTTAAATAATTCATCTAATATTTCTCCATATTCTAATTCTAATACAGAAGCGATAGCACTTATATACGGTATTTTTTGATTTGATATACCATATTTAAAAAAGTACCCTTTTTTAGATTGTAATAAATAATGGTTTTTTATAATTTTATCATTACTCATTAATTTATTAAAAAAGATTTCAAGATATTCAGGTAAAAAAGAATATCTTCCTTCTTGAACCTTATTTGTTTCTTGAAGAATATATATCTTATCTAATTTTTGATTTTTAACTTCACCTACACTTTCCATTACACCACTTTTAGAACATGTTTCATTAATCTCTCTCTTTTTTTGATTTTTGGTATTAAATGAATCATTCTTAAAACAACAAGGCATACATAATCCAGATGGATGCTTACTTTTTGTTAAATATCCTAAATATGTATATTTTCTATTTACATCTGGATCACATGTATAATAAACATTTTTACCTTCAGATGGTATATTAATTGATTTTAATACAACTTCTTTACCATTTATTTTTACTTTCTTTTCATATTGTTTTGTTGTTGGATTTAATGAATAACCATTTGCTAATAAACTTACTTCACTATAATTTGGTGTAGGTTGTCTCTTTTTTGTACCACTATTTTGACAATTTCTAGACCAATGATTTTGACCTTTCTCTGGTCTAAATCCTAATCTACTTTTATCTTGTTTAGTCATTTGTTTGATTGATCTAACATCTTCTACTATTTCTGATATAACTTCTACTTTATTTCTTCTTTTTGCTATATTATTTAAATTTTTTAAAACATCCATCATATCTCTTCTATCATGATTTTTATGGTGATATACATCTACATATAAATATAATATAATATTCATTAATTTTAATATTTGATTTAATTGATACTGAGATCTAGCTCCTGATATTCTTATTTTATAATTTTCTATAGTCTTACCTTGAATATCTACTTCAACACCTGCAGGTTTTGCACGAGGAATATTTTCGAATTTTTTTAATATATTTCTAGCCTTTTTTAAATAATGGTACTTTTCACGTGTTTCTCTTATCTTTTGTAATGTAACTGATTCAGTTAAATTAAATTGACTACTAATTTCTTTAATAATTCCCTTTTCATCATATTCATAATTTTTTAAGAAATATCTAATTCTTCTTTCTATATTCATTTCACTATGATAATTTGAAATTCTCTTGTATCTTAAATATGTACCATATTTACTTAATTCATCTTCTGCCTTTTTCTTCTCTTTTCCCTCTCTCTTTCTAGGATGAATTACTACTGATAAATATGGAAAAAACAATCTACAAAAATCAGATAAATCATTGTGATCAATAATATATGATTTAACATCTTTTTTATTTTTATCTGTTAACGGTGATTTTCTAGGTAATTCAAAACTTTGAATATTATTAATAAATGCAAATTTAAAATCACTATTTTGAGGAACATATATTTTAAAATATTCATTTTCTTGATTAATTTTAACTATTAAATCTTGAATGTAATGAAATGTATTATAAATATCTTCGAATTTAGCTTGATCTTCTTCTTTCCATTGTGTCTTATATTCTAATCTACCATATTCGCTTAATTTTACTGAAATATATTTATTAGCAGATCCACCTTTAATATCTACTTTTACTTTAAAACTAATACCATATGGGTTACTTTCTAACCATTTTGACTGAATTGCTTCTTTGTCATATTCAGGTGAAATAGAATAAAATTTATGCCAACCTGCAGCATCAGGGGGTTGGTATTGAACATATGGATATTTATCAGATAAATTAAAATTTTCAAAGATTCTATGCAAATTAAATTTTAATAAACTTGTTGTTAAAATATCTTTTTCCAAGTTAATATCTTTACCGTTGATGTTAGTAATATATAATGATACATGTGTTGTTGTTTGTGTAATAAAATTATCTTTAAAATAATGTTCATATTCTTTTGGTTTATTATATTCATCTTCTACATATTGCATAACATGATTTTCTAGAGATAAATCATTGTCTATAGTAGTAATTATTTGTCGTATCTTTTTTAATTCAGGTTCTTGATTATTATTTAAATATTCTAAAATTTGAGGTAAATCGTATTCTGATTCAGTAAAATATATTTTTACAAATAAATCTTTGACATTACTAAGAATTTCTTTAGATGGATTATAATGTAAGCCTAATTCAGTGTAAATATCTGTAAAATATATTTCATTATTATTTAAATAATCATTGTAATCTTGTAAAATCATATGATTAGTGTCTTCTGTATGAATTCTTGAACCATATCTTCCCATACCTTCTTTAATCACACCTAAATGACCCTTTAATACTTCATAGTCATGAAAATTCTCAAGTGGTACTGTTTCTATTTGTAATATATTATTTTGTTTTAACCAATTTCTTCCCAACATTAAACTATCATTTGTTTCAACATATTTTTTTCCATCAAAATGATTAAAATTATATTGAATCCAGGTATAAATTCTAGCTGGGATTAAATATGGCATAGATGATTCAAATTCTTTATTCTTTTCAATTGCAATACATATCTTTTTTTTCATATTTAAAATAGTATCATCTGAATATATAAATTGTGAAAATATATATTTTTTATCTACAATATCAGAAATTTCAGCTGAATAATTATTCTTCATATTCTCAGTAGAAAATTCAATATTTCTTTCTCTTCTTGTTTTAGCTGTATTTGCTTCTTCTTCCAATATATTATCTAATTGTTTTTTTGTTTTTTCTGCTTCATTATCAATATCTTCATTAATTAAATGCATTTCTTCTAAATTAGCTGCATCAAATTCTTCTATAGAATCATCCTGATTATATTCTATTTGATTTACTTCAGGTTCTTGTTCTTCTTCTGTCAAATCGTTCTGATTAGATTCTTCATCTTCATCTTCTTGTTCATCACCTGAAAATGGACCATCTTCTGTATCTTCATCACCACCTGTTTGACCTTTTTCATCATCAAATTGTTTCTTTAATCTTTCTATTTTAATTCTTCCGTTATATGAATAAACTAAATTACTTTTCTTTACTGTTTTAATATGTTTTTCTACCCATTCATCACCCATTTTTTTAATAATTGTACTAACTGGCTTATCTTTTTCTGATGATGACATAAAAATTTTTTTACTTTTCTTTATATGATCATTAATAAAAAAATTTTCATACCAATATTCATCATAATGTTTTTCTAATATTTCTATTTCATCTGGTGATAATTCTATTAATGTTTCAAAAAATGTTAGATTTGCAAATTTAGCTATTATTTTTTTTATATTATTAGGTTGAGCTCCTAAAAAAATATAATAAAAATATTGAAATTTTCGATTTGCATTTCTATATTTATAGATAATTTTATATGGTTTATAAATCATGAATTAAGAATATATATTTTTTTGAAAAATATGTTCTTAATTAATAAATAAATATTTTTTAGTAAAATTTTTAAACCAATAACAATGTAATATAAATGTACATAAATTAAAAATAAATAAATCATTATAAATCATCCACGTTTTATACAATAAAAATAAATTATGAAGAATTCTAAAAAGAAAAAAGAAAATTCCAAATAATTTATTATTTCTATATCTTGGATTAATATATCCTATATTTAATAATATTGTAGGTATTTCATATGGTAATCCAAATAAAAATAAATGATATCTATTATAATATTTACCGTACAAAAATAAACTTATATATGCACCATGATGAATGTAAGATGTTAAAATATTTTCATTTAATATCTCTGGATAATACTGCATACCAACTATTATATCTGATCCAAAATAACTTATAGATAAACTATACACAAACTCTACAATATTCATATTAATCTGTCTACTATCCCAATAATTATTATATAATAAATAATAGGAATATGGTATAAACAATGTAGTAACTATACTATATAATAATGATAATAAATGAGAATGTGCTTTCGTATTGTGGTTATCTATTGATAAATTAAAATAATATACTAACGGTACATATAATAATCTAAATACTCTTGAAAATATAAAAATTGGATTAAATATTAAATTTAAAGCATAATAATATAACATTTTACTTATGTAATTATGCGTTTTTAAGTTAAATCTAGAATCATGATTAGATAAAAATAGTTTTTCATCTAAAAACTCTTATAAACAAGTAGTTTCTTTTAGAAACTATAATTCAATACATTAGTATTAATTTCAATACCACAGTATTCTTCAGGTTTATTATTATAATCAATAAAATCATACATATTACTATTTTTAGCTGTTTCCAATAAATATTTATTTATTTCAAAAAATAGTTTAGTATGTCCAACTTCAGGACATCCAATGTGCCCAATTTCATGAACTGCTACATACAAAATTTTATTATAATCATAAAATTCAAAAGATTTTTTATTTCTTAAACAAAAAACTAATTCTTCACCTTTATTTACACTATAACTTGTATAGGGACTATCTTTTTCTACTTCTCTAATATATACTGTTGTTAATCGTGATAATATAGTAGATGTATATTCTATATAATCTTTGTTATTTTCTATTTTAGCTCGTTCTAATGATTTTTGTGCAATGACTGTTAAATCTTTTTTTAATTTTATTAAAAGATCTACTGCTTTCATTTTATCTGCATGTTCTTGAACCATATATATTTGACCATTAAATTCAGCTGTAACTAAACCTGCAGTTCTAATAGAATATATTAAATATATGATTAATAAAACTAAGATAAAAACATAAAGTTGTTGCATCATATAATTAATTTAGAAAATATATAATTTATTTATTTTAAAAATAATTTCTAACTAAAATTATATTATGGGAGCTAGTGAATCTAAACCTAAAGATAGTGGTGCTCTTGAACAAAATCAAAATGTTCCTATCAATGCTGTATCTGGAAATACTGAAACTTTAGTTCCATCTCGTAAAGCATTTGAAGAAACTGAACAAAAACCTGTAACACAACACTTTAATCCTGAAGAAGATAATTATGCTCCTCAAAATTTAAGTGAAACAAGTGTAATGCAAAAATACACTGAATCTAATGCGTCTCAACCTTATTACAAGGAATATATGGAAGCTAAAGAACAATACATCAAAAACAAAAGTATGCAAGGTGGTTTAATTCTTAATAAAATTGCTAACTTATTAGTAGACACTGAAGTCCCTACAATGACTGGTGGTTTTATTATTGATGCTATCTCTAATTTATTACAACAAACAGAAGCTCCCGCTTTTGCAGTAGATTCTAATTCTCACATATCTCAAATTAGATCTTTATTACAAGACACAGAAGTTCCTACAATGCATGGCGGTGATGTATCTACTCAACAATTAAGAGATTTATTATTACAAGACACTGAATCTTTTATTAACTTTCGTGGTGGTGATAAAAAAAGTATGATTTCTGAAAAAGATGAAGAAACTGAAGAAGAAGCTGAAAAAATAATGAAAGCTGTAGACAACGGTGAAGAAAGTGATAATGAAGAAGAAGAAAAAGAAGCGAATAAAGAAGCTGCTGAAGAAGAAGCTAAAGAAGAAGCTGAAGAATCAAAATCTGCTCAATCAGGTGGTGAAGGTTTAGATTCTGAATTAAAACAAATTTTAAAAGAATTACAAACAAATAATAAAAATACTCACAAAGGTGGTAAATCAAGCAGAAAATCAAGCAAGAAAAGTAAGTCTAGTAAGAAAAGCAAAAAACAATCTAAGCGTACAACTGAAGAATCAGCCATGACCAATGGTACTTTTGATGTAGATAGTGATTCTGGTGATGAAGATTATTTAACATCAACTGAATCAATGAATACATCTGACATTAATGTGGGTCATTACCGTTAATGTCTTTAGACATTAACGCTAAGAGAAATTCTAGCAATAGAATTTGTCATTACCATTAAGTGACGCGTCACTTAACGCTAAGAGAATTTGAAAAATTGTCATTACCGTTAAGTACTATTATAAATTAATTATCATTATTATAAATAATAATGATAATAATCATCATCTTCAGGATTCCAAATATTTATCCGTCCAAATTGTTGTAGAAGTTGATTTTCAATTGTTTGTTTATCTTGGATTCTTTGCTCATCTTGTCTTTTTTGCTCATCTTGGATTCTTTGCTCATCTTGTCTTTTTTGCTCATCGTGTCTTTTTTGCTCATCTACAATATTATTTTCAATTTCATGTTGCTCATCTAGAAAACGTTTCTCTTGTTTCTGCAGTTCAATTTGTCTTGCAAACATCTCATAAACAGAAGGATATTTATTATTTTTAATATACTTTTCATATCCCTTTGGTCGCTGAACATTAATATTCTTTTGATACAATTCATTCATTGCTAGATTACAATCAGTAACATTATTAAATTTTAAAAAACCAGATGATTGTTCATTAATAATTGGAAACTCTACATTATAATTAAATTTTTTAATATAATTTTTAATAACGTTAATCTTATGAAGATTTAGGCCACCGACATACAGTTTCTTATCAAGATCCATGTTAGATATGTTTAATTTAATACATTGTTATAAAATAAATTTTTCAATTTTTTATATTCATGGAATGATGTATAAAAAAACTTATTAATCCAATTGAAACATCTATCAATAAATATATCCACGATTCTTTATTACCTATAATAGCATTATAAGCAAATAAAAAATATAAAATAGAATGTAAAGGTCTCAAATCATTCCACCATATTTTCTCCCCAAATACTTCCGCACCTGTTTTTCTAGATCCTGTTAAATATATAAAAATAAAACCGGTAGCAGGTAATAAAGCCAAGTAACCTAAATACTTTAAATATTTAATATCTATATTTTTAGCAATAATAACAAATAGTGAACGAATTCCTATGCAACCGATTAAAAACATTAAAAATCTTTTCTCTAAATCATTCATTATATATATTATATGAATATATAATAAATAAAACTCACTGTGAAGTGTCAAATTTAAAACTCTTTAAAGTTTATGCTAACCATCGATCCAACGACACAGTCTTCATAAATGGTTTACCAGCTCTTTTACACTCTTCTTCTTTAATCAAATCATTAAATAATTCAGTTGCATCTTCTGGTTTTGCCGTAACTAATTCTAAGAACTGAATAGCTGGTAACATAATTTGATTTGTAATATAAAACATATAATCTAATTTCAAATTATTCTGAACAATATAATCAGGATGTTCAATCTTTTCTCCTTGAAGTACTTTCTGTCCTTTTAATTTTGGAACTTCAATATATGCAAAAGGTACACGATCATTCATTTGTGGTGCATTTGCACGTTTCTCTTTAATCATTTTTTGTGCTAACATTACATGCGCAATATTAATAAAGTTTTGTTCATTTCCATCAGCATCTAATACAATATTACCTTTCAAATCTTTTTTTACTGATAATTTATATTTATTAATATCTTTTATTGTTTTAGATGTAACAAAATCTTTAATTGGATATTTTGATTTAAATATATCTCTGATTGATTTCTTAGTAAATGTAATTGTTTTATCACAATCAATTTCATTCATCATAATATCAATCATTCCTCCGATTACACGTTTAACTATCATCGCATTATCTCTTCTTTTCAAAACAATACCCATAGATGTCATAGTATATTCTTTATCATCTTCTGTATATTTATTACCAACATATCTTTTTTTACTAAAAATAGCAAATGGAAAAAATGTCTTTTCATATGATAGTTCATGTGGAAATCTTAATCTTGCTTGAACAAATTTACTAACTAATATACCAAGTTCAATTGCTGGTTGTAATACTTCTTTTGAATGAATTATTTCAGTAGTTCCTTTTTTCATAATGACAAAATCATTAAATATAGAATCCGTATTATGAACAATCATTTGTCCTACACCTGCTTGAAAATGATGATTTTCAGTTGTTAAGTCATATACATATTCACTTTCAGGATAAGAAATCTCATGTATTTTTTTTATTGCATTCACATTATTACACATAATTTTATTTGTAGTACATATAAGTCTTATATATGGTTTATCTGCACGTGATTCAATAATCGTAGAATAACCGATTGACTCTGCCAAATATTTAATCTGTGATATAGTATGATGAGATTCTTCCTCAAATGAAGTTGATTCTAAACCTTCCCAATATCCTTTTTTTATTTTTAAAGATCCATTCATAACCCAATCTGGAATTGATTTAACATTAATAAATTTATTAATCAATGGAGATAATGATTGTGAACTTTTTTTAATACTTGCTTTTAATCCATCAATTTCAGAATATGAATCATTTATTTTATTCCAATTATATTCCGGATATACATTATGACAATATTCCCAATATTTTTCTATTATATTCATATCATTATGATATACTTCACATTTGTTCAATTCTAATTTACCATATTTAGTAAAAAATGCAAATATTGCTGCTTCTTCATAACTATGCGTTTCATCATTATTAATAGAACTAGGATAATTTGAATGTAATAACAAATCATTTATTTTAAGATCTTTAGGTGAAATTTCTTTATTATCAATCGTAATTAATGAATGATCATCTGTTACATCTACTAATCCTTGATGAGTTACTACTCTTATCATTTTCTTATTAGGGGCTAATTTATGTCTCATTATATTTTGAATTAATGTCCATCCAGTTTCTGTCCAAGTATAAATATTTTTTATTTTTATATTATTATATTCTTTATCATCTGAAGTTATCCATTCATTATCTTTACATAATTCATTAATCGGAACAATTTTAATCTGATCATTTTCTTTGATTAAAATTGGTGTATAATATGCTACACTGTCACCATACACTACCTTAGGATTAATATCATACAAATCAAATACTTCTTTTACAGTATTAACTATCTTTCCAACTTCCTTTTCATCATCAGCCAAAGTCTTTCCTGCCTTATTCTTTAATTTTTCTGTTAGAAATGAACGTAATTTTTCATTATCTTCATGATTTTCATAAATATATTGCAATGTATTCTTAAAATCTTGTTCTACAAAATTCTTTGCAATCATAATTTGTCTACGACCTACTGCAGTTGTAGATGCAGCTAACATCACATAACATACAGGTGATGTTCCTGCACCAATTTGACCATAGAGAGAATTTGCTGTTAGTTTCAAAGCTAACTGTCTGCCCTCATAAACAGCTTTCATAAACACATCAGTTTCAGTCTCAGCCATTTTTCTAACTGCCTTTCTTTCTGTTAGCAAATCATTCAAAATTTCTGGAATAACACCAAATTCTCCTGTTTTCTTTGCATATTTACAAACCATCTTTTCTTTTGTACCATCTGGTAATTCTTGATCAAATTCAATTACATTATAAGTATATCCAGGTGCATTATCATAATCAGGATCATCTACATACATCTCATGTGAAATATTTTCTGCAATCATTGAACTAGGATACAGGGATGAATAATCATTAACTGAAATAGGTACTCGATGAAATTTGGGTTCAGGTGTCAAAACAATTGCACCTTCATATCCAACTTTATCTTCATCTCCTTCTATTTTATGGATTCGCGGTAATACTTTAATTAAAAATCCTTTCTTTCTACATTTCTTTACTACCAAACTAAATGATTTAATTCCTTGACCACGCAAAAAAATCCATTGCATTGGTACACTAGAAATACTAGCCATTTCCATATTTTCTGGAACTTTATTCAGTTTCAATAATAGTTTAATTGGTAAGACACAATCCTGAATACAATATTTTGCAATCGTAGCAATACCTTTTGGTTCACCAGTTTCATACATTCTAAACATCTGTCTAGCACTAATATCATCTTTCACAATACCTGCAAAGAAATAAATATGTTGATTTGTTTTCTTTGAAATAGTATCGTTATCTAATATAAAACTTAAATTACCTCGAATATCCAAATATTCTTTTGTTAGATTTACAATCTTTAATTTTTCACTAATGATATCATCCTCTTCTGAAATTTTGATAAAATTTCCTAACTTAAATTCACCAGGCTTTTTAATATAAATTCTTGTTATGTCATCGATAATTTCGATTTTCTTAATAATCTCTCTCATAAAATGTTCAGCAACTGCATCTAATTTATAACTATTTAATTTATAATCTTTTTGAATTAACTTCATCAAATCAATTTGAACTCTTCCAACCGTATTATAATAGTGCATCAAGTTATCACCTAATGCAGCTGAAGATAATTTAACATCTGCTTTGAATTCAGTCCTACTTCCTAAACGACTCAAAAAACCAAATTCACTTATTCTAAGTAATTTTGCACGACCAGCAATATATTTTTCATCAAAACCATAAATATTATAACCAGTTAAAATATCTGGATCTTCTTCTTGAATTAATCTTTGAAATTCTAGTAAGACTTCTTCTTCTTTTTCACAAGAGATCACATTTGCACCATCTATTTCTTCACATTCTTTTAATGTAATAATATGTCTTACTTGATCTGTATCACCAAATGTATGAAACACCATACCAATTTGAATAATTTGATCTTCTTTTCTTTCACTTTGAGGAAATTCCTCGTCGTGACTATAACATTCCAAATCAAAAGAACAGATTTTAAATTTTGCTAAACCTAACTTGGGATCTTCTGCAGTAAAATTCTGCTGAGCAATAATATCTTTGTAATTAATTTGAAGATGATAATCTGTATAAACAGAAGTATCTTTTTCTGATCGATACTTTCCCATTGGTAATTTAATCCATCCACAAGATTTAATATCTTGAATATGCATAAATCGTAACATTGGATCAAAATTAGATTCATACAACTGAAATTTCTCTTGTTTACCATCTATTCTAACTTCTAAAATTCCATCTCTTGATCTATTATGATAAAATTTCATAGTATCACTACATTGAAATCTAACCATTAAAAAACTAAATTTCTTATCTGCTTTAAATCCATAAAATTCTTTCCATTCGGTAGCTTGATAATCAAATATATATTTTCCATGATCTTTGCTCATAAATTTCATACCTGATATTAATTTTCTTACTTGAACTTCCGTCCAGGTTCTTGGTATTTTTATGAAAAAATATGGATAAAAACTATTGACAGTTACGGTGAGTGATATCCCGGTATTACTTCTACCAAAAAATCTAATCACAAATTTCTTATCTTCGTCATCTCCAACATTTTCAGACACCCAATCTATAATATTACAATATACATTGGTTGTTGATGGTTTAATTATTGTTTCTAAAGTAGTCATTATACTTATATAATGAATATCTTATTATGTTTAAATTTAAATTTTTCAATTATTAATATTTCATATTTGTTTAAAAACCTGCTATGCTCTATAATATAATCAAAACATTAGTTTTGCTTAAAAACCCGCTATGCTCTATAATATAATCAAAACATTAGTTTTGCTTAAAAACCATAATTAAAAGCATATTCTTCAAGCACATCATCTTATACTTGTATTTTTTAAAATTTTCGATATTATGATTTATAGGTAACTTATAAACAATCATTTTTGTTTCCTGATTGGTAAATATATCATCTATTAATTCATCCAATTTTACTTCAGGGGTTTCTACATTATCATGTTGAATCATAATATCCATCTTATATTGTGATTTATATATAGGACCACCCCACGGAGGATCAATAAATACAATGTGTTGTTTTAACTTTTTAATTAAATTCAAATAATTATCATTATAAAAACTAATATTTGTTCTCTCATACTCTTTCATATTATGAACTAAATACTGAAATCTAGTTGTATTAATCTCATTTGCATGTACTTCCTTAAAACATTTACTAAATGACAACGTATTTCCTCCAATACATGCCATTGCGTCAGTTATGATTAATTCATCTAAATTATCTATTGGAAACGCTAAGTGATAATTTTTACGAATAATTTCAGTAATCATATCTGCTTTTTCTGGTAATGTAATACTATATTTAGCAACATCATCCATTAAAATATGCTTGTGTTGCATATCTGGAAAAAATATATTATTATTCTGATCACCCATTCTCTATATATATACTATTATTATTTTTATAAATGACTGTTTATATAAATAATAATTATGTTTCATCTTCATTACGTTCTTTAAAATAATTATAAATTTCTACCTTCAATTCTTCAGGAAATAACTTTGTAGGAATAATTAATCCAACAGAATCTTTCTGTATATGTAAAGTAGGTGAATAATCATATTTTAATAATATTTCCCATCTTTCTTGATATTTTCTATTCTTTTTACTTCCATGGTAATAATGACGTATTACACCAGGTACATATCCAAATCTAAATTTTTTTACTTTATCTTGATATTCTAAAATATTATTTATATAATCATCTGTTGAATTTTCATTTACTGCTTTATGACCATATCCTAATAAACTTAACATCATAATATTATCACCTGATCCTAATATACCTAATTCATATAATCCTCCCATTTTTTCATATGCTTTACGAGTAATTGCCCATGCAAATCCAGGATGCCAATAATTTTGCCCTGTGTTACAATATTGTTTACCTTTAGAATATTGATATCCTGCACTATTGTGCATTTTCATTGTAAATTCATTATTATTCATATCTACACAATGACTCCATATTTGAACAACATCACATGAACCATTAAGAATTTTTAATGTATCCATTGCCCATGTAGGTGATTCAAATTCAATATCTGCATCAATCCATGCAAATGCTTTATAATTTTTAGGTAATAAATATTTAACACCCAAATTAATCATATTTTCTTTATGCCAAATAGGTACTTGAGTTCGTAATTGTAAATGTCTTTTATTCTTTTTATCAGTTATAATAAATTCTTGATTTTTATATGCTAATTCAACTACATATACTATAATATTATTATCTTCTAATTCTAATCTATGAAGAAATTCTCTCATTAAAATATATCTTTTAGCAAATAAACATGGATTAGATACTACACAAATTACATGTAATTTATTTTCTATAGCATCATTATTCTCAATAGCTTCTTTAATATGATTTTTCCTATATCTAATAATATCTATTTCAATACCATTAATAATTGTCATTAATTTATTGTAGATTATTTATTTTTATAATTTAATGTTATGAGTAAAAACAAAGCTGAAGATACTTTATGTGAAAATATAAAAAATACAAACTTATACATTGAATTTCATAAACTTGTTAAAATATATGAATTTCTATATACAAAAGTATCTGACCCTAAAGAAAAAGTTATGTTCAAACATAAAATTATTAGTTTACGTAATTCATCAAAACAAATTAAAAATTTTAAAGATGAAATCAAATATGGTAAAGATTTAGAAGAAATTCATGGAATTGGTAAAGGTACTATTGCACGAATAGATGAATTTCTTTCAAATAATAAATTAGAAGAAATTACCAACTTTTGTGATCAAAATGATTGTACTACTATATTAGCTAATAAGAAAGGTTCTTCCGTATATGAAGATTTACTTACAGTTTTTGGGATTGGGGATAAACTAGCTAAAAAATTAATAGAAACGTATAAATTAAAATCAGTAAAAGAATTACAAAAGTTAGTTGAGAAATCTAAAATAGATCTACCTGATAATGTCGTAACAGGATTAAAATATTTTGGTAAAGTAAAAAATAATATTCCTCGTAGTGAAATCACTCAAATAAGAGAATATATTTATGAAGTATTTCAAAAATTAGATCCTAATTTAGTTTTTGATATCTGTGGATCTTTTAGACGTAAAAAATCTACTTCAAATGACATAGATTTATTAGTAACTTCTTATGAAAATAAAGAAGATAATTTAAAAAAAATTGTTACTGAATTAAGAAAACAAAATTTTATTGTTGAAAGTTTAACTGGTGATGATTCTATTACTAAATTTATGGGATTTTGTAAATATAAAAATAATGAAATTAGAAGATTAGATATTCGATATGTTGAAAATGAATCATTCTTTCCTGCATATTTATATTTTACTGGATCTTATGAATTTAATGAAAGAATGCGAGGTATTGCTAAAAGACAAAAATATAAATTAAATGAATATGGATTATATAAGTTAGATGGTACTAATGAAAAATTAATAAAAATTTATTCAGAGAAAGATGTGTTTGATATATTAGGAATGGATTATTTAGAACCTCACGAACGAATATAATTAAATTATTCTTGATTAAATTCTTGAGATAAAATTTGATTAATATCATTATCTTGTAAAATTTGATTTATTTCTTTTTCATTTTTAATATACATTGAATATGAACTTAATATTTCCGTTTGATATTTAAGTCTTTCAATTATTTTATTGTTATTATTATAACTATTTCCTAGATTTTCTTCTGAATAATAAAAATGAACTATTAATAATAAACTTAAGATTATTAATATTGCAATTAATATTTTTTCCATATTACATTTATTGTAATTAAATTTAATATGTAAACGAATTTATTCTTTTTATTCTCCTGTATTAAACGTTGATTTTACACCACCATGTTGTCCACCGCCTAATAAAAAAGCTAAGATATTACATAACATGAAAAGTGCTTCAAATCGAAAAAATGATTGAACAAATCCTTGTTCTGAATTAAATGATACAATTATCATAAATAATATACAACAACACACGCTAAAAATAGAACAATTTGTTCCTGGATCGTTACTATAGTGTTCTATTATTTTATTTTGTTTATTTTCATAATCAAAATTATTTACTTTTTCTTTTTTATTATTCATATAATTTACCAAGTAAAAAAGTAAAGAAAACTCATAATTATTTCATAAATATAATTATAGATTATTTTAAAGACATTCATCCATGTAAAATGTTTAATTAGATATGTTTCAATCAAATTATAACCTCTCTTTCTATAATAATTTCTAACTCCCACACCAGAAATAATAGAAATCTTTTTATACCCTTTCATCAAACTAATAAATTCGGCATTTCTTACTAGTTTGGTACCCAATCCTTGATGTTGAGTCATATTCTTATTATTTTGTTCATTATTAACACTAACTTGCATACCAAGAACATGCAATTCTCTGATTAGTGCAGTATCATGTAAAATAGGTAGTACCCCATGATTTGTAGTATTAAATCTTAGTCTCAAATATCCGTATAAAATATGTTCATCCTTTGAAGTATAAGATAGAAAATATTCAGTTCCTTGAGATCCTATAAATTTATCTATTTTAAATTTCATATCTTTTGGGTTGTAATTTTGAAATTTAACTTCACGACACCTCAAACAATTACATCTAATACCTTCTTTATCCATTTCACGAAGAATAACATCTCTTAGGTGTGTCATTTTACTCCCACCCATAATTTCTTTTGTAGGAAAATCCCTAAACACACGATTAATTCTAATCCAAGGATATACTTGTTTCTTAACATATTTTAGTACATCTATCAATTGTCTACCATTATCTTGTTCAGAATATGGCTTATAAGTACCTGCATCATACCATTCTTTAATCTTTGTAAAATTCAACACTAAAGTAGGATACAGTTTCCATTGATCAGCATGATAATCAGGACTATCAATAATTTCTTGCAACATTTTCTTATCCTGATCAGGAGAAGAGTATGGCATATCTAACATAATATGAATATCTACTTTGAATCCATTTTGTTTTAAAATATAAATTCCCCATTTATTTTCTTCGTTAGTACATTTTCTATTATTTTTCTTTAGTACAAAATCATCCGTGTGTTGAACACCAATTTGAATTCGTGTAATACCATACTGTCTAAATAGTTTAATTTCACTTAGATCAAGATCATCATGCCAATGAGTTCCTTTTTTAGTAATCCAATCAGGTCTAGTTTCAATAGTCATTCCAATTATTCTATGAGTAGCAGTTTCATTTAGTCTTTGCTCTTCTTCAATAGATAACATTTCTCGAACAGGAACTGGTACACCTGCATTAGAAGACAAATAAAATCGTTGAAAATCATAATAACAATTACATGCATAATACAAACTAGTCATAAATTCCATAGTATAATCTTTCGGATAAAAATTAAATGTTCCACCTGAAACAATAAATTCTAGTTTGCATGGATTATCAGGTGTTGGTTCAATATTACCAGTCATTTCTAAACTTGCAATTCGATCAATTGTTTGTTTAATAGGATCAAAACTATGTTGTGCACCACGTGCAGATCCAGGTTCACCAGATGAATAACTTCTAGGTTGAGTCATATTACCTTCTTCATCTCTTTCTTGAGGACAATAATGACAATCCATTGGACAACTAAATTTACTAGGTCCTGTAAAAACAGTAATAACTACTACTCCAGATGCACTTCTTGCCATACGTTTTCTCATATAGATTTCAAGCTCAGGATTAAATATAATTTTATTTTGATTTAACATTTGTCTATAATAATGAACCATCGTTGTTTTACTAACATTAATTTTAAACTTTTTAAATAATGCTTTAATCGTTTCAACATATTCATTACGAGATTTGTATTTTTTCTCTGATAGAATCTGAAAAAATTCTTGTAGAATATTTTCATCCATATAATCAATAGATGCTAGTTTGAATTCACCAGCAAATAGCTCTTCGATGTCTTTTGCCGTAAGAGATGTCATTTTTGTAAATACTTGATTTCTATAATATCATGGTTTTATAGGATGTATTTTTCAATTATTTCTATTATGAACTATCTGATGAAGATGAACTAGTAGATGTATTATCAGATCGATTACTACCTACGGTAGTAATATAAATAAAAAATAATATTATACTAAATATTATACTAAAAATTACAAATATTATAATTTGCGTATTTGTCAAACTATTCTTTTCTGGGACATTTTGCAATTCTGACATTCTATATATTATATATTTTATATTATATATATTTTTTTAACACGGAGCATCTCCTGTAAATTCTTGTTTTGAATTTTCATCTATAATCATATCATCTAATGCTTTACCAGGTGAAACCATCGGTAATACAACTTCATTCTCATCAGTTATTATATTACAAACAATTGGACCATCTTCATAATCTAAAACATATTTTAATTCTTTTTCTAATTGATTCTGATCATAAGTAGTAATCTTAGTACTATGACATCCCATTGCTTTACATACTTCTTCAAAATTAGGATTATTCATTTTAACTCCTACCAATCTAGAATCATAAAATTTCTCTTGCCACATCTTAACCATTAATTGATAACTATTATTAATAATAAATACTTTAATATTTACTTTATTTTCAATTGCAGTTAATAGTTCAACAAAACTCATTGTAAAACCACCATCACCACATATACATACAACTTTATCATCAGGTAATCCAATTTTAACTCCAATTGATGCAGGTAATGCATATCCCATTGATCCTAATCCACCTGAACTAACCCATTTAACTTTAGGATAATCATAATCAATAAATTGGGCTGCCCACATTTGATGTGCTCCTACATCTGCTACTATAGTATAATGATTTATCATATCGTCATAAATTAGTTTATTTATAGCACTTATCACTTGGCGACCTTGAAGAATATTTTTCTTTGGGTATGAAAATTTTATTTTTTTCCATTGATTAATTTCATTATACCAATGATGATATGTATGTGGATTATAATTATATCCACCAATATCAAAATCAATTAAATCTTTTAATACTTTCTTACAATTTCCATTAATATAATACGATGTTTTAATAACTTTATTAATATTTTTAGATTCAATATCTACATGAATAATATTAGCATTGGGTGCAAACTTTATAGGATCACCAATAATTCTATCATCAAATCTAGATCCAAAATTTAAAAGTAAATCACAATTTTGCACTGCCATATTTGCATAATATGATCCATGCATACCTAACATTTTTAAAGATGTGTGATTTTTTTCTGGAAATACACCTAATCCCATTAAAGTTGTTGTAACTGGGATTGAATTCATTGTAGCAAATGTTCTTAATAAATTTTGTGCATTTGCTTGAAATACTCCTTGACCTGCTAAAATCAAAGGTCTTTTTGATCGTTGTAACATATCCCATATAGAATATACATTGATAGATGATTTTGCTTTTTTATCTAACATAGTAATTTTACTCTTTTTTTGTTCTTTTTCAGAACTCATTATATTCTTAGGTAAATCAATTAGTACAGAACCATGTCTTCTATTTAACATATGATTAAATGCTTCATCTACAGTTGAATTTATTAAATTACCATCTTTAATAATACT